CGACAAGGTGCCAATCGGACGGTAGGTGTGTTGCGGCAAATGGTGCCGTTTATGAACGCTTACATCCAGGGTATGGACGTCTTCTACCGTACGATGACCGGGCGTGGCATTAGTGCGCAAGAACGTAGTGCGGCTTTCCGTCTGTTCTTGGCAACGGGTGTTAAGTTGATGGCCCTTTCGTTTATGTACTCCATGCTGGTTGGAGACGATGACGAGTACAAAGGTCTGCGGGACTACGAAAAGGATAAGAACTTTGTATTCCCAGGTACTGGAATTAAGATCCCCGTGGCTCCTGAAGTCGGCTTCCTGTTCAAAGTCTTGCCTGAGCGTGCCTACCAGTACATCACTAGTCAAGGCACCGAGACTCCTCAGGACGCGACTGCCCTGCGTAAAGCCCTTGCTACGGCTGCGTTTGATGCGTTTAGCGGACCGAACCTGACCCCGCAGGCCATCAAGCCCCTGCTTGAGATTGGTGTTAACTACTCCTTCTTTACTGGCACGCCGATTGTGGGCCGGGGTATGGAGAACTTAGAGGCACGGCAGCAGTTCACGGCTTCTACCTCCGAGTTGGCTAAGTTCTTGGGTGATCTTGCTAACGTCTCGCCGCTAAAGATTGACTACTTCCTACGTGGCACTACCGGTATTGCAGGTGGTACCGCCTTAGATATCTCCAACATGGCGTTTACTGGAAGACCTGAGCGCAACCTGTACCAAATGCCAGGGTTCAAAACGTTTATGTATAACAAGATTCCTGGTGGTTACAAGGAGCAGTACTACGACCTTCGCAATCGGGTTGACCAAGTAGCCGATACAGTCAATGCGTTTAAGGCTCAGGGGCGTGTAGATGAGTTGGAGAAGTATCTGACCGACGACAAGATGAATCTGCTTGCGCTGCGCAAAACCATGAACCGGATTGACCAGAAGTTTGAGGACAACCGCAGGTACAAGAAGCTAATTCTTAACGACCCGGATATTAGCGGCGCAGAGAAGACCAAGTTGATTAACGAGATCGAGCAGATGGAGAACGAAATGCTCCAGGCTTACAACATTGCTGATCTGCGGAAGAACGTAGCCGGTCTATAAAGAAAAGCCCCCGGAAAGGAGACAGATCCGGGGGCATAAATCCTCTCAAGGAGAAGTAGAGAGAGGAGAGTGACGGGCCAAGTCTATCATTCAGTCACCCAACACCGCAAGCCATACCTCCCATTCTCTACAACTTGTTTATAGATAACCTTTTGTCGGTAGCGGCCAGCGTCCCACTTAAGTTGCTGACCTAAGTCCTCGGCGTCTAGGCACGGGATGAAAAACGACATGCCCGGTTTGAGTTTGGTCCACGGGACTTTAATCTTCAGACCCATCAGGTGCATTTATCAGGGCATCCTCAGCAAAGTAGTCTAGTTTGGTCGTGTCGAACACAAGGGCAGACACCCCTGCCGAGGCTCCAGCCACCGTACCAGCCAGCATCCTCTTCTTCTTTTTCAGTTCTACAAAGGAACCGTTCTTTTTGTATTGCAACAGGCTATCGTCGTACCCTACATAAGCCTTGCCGCAGTCCTCCCGCCACGTGGAGTTACAGACAAACAGCATCTTGGTGTCGGGTTCGTAGCGTGCCACCACCTTGCCACGAGGCTCCTTGATCGGCCCCATCTCAATACCGGTGCGCTTGTCCTTGGTGCCGTTGATGACCAAGATATCCTGATAGTGGGCTTGCAGGAAAAGGCCAAGGCGGTCCCCGATGTTGCCCTCGTCTTCGGCGTTCTTGTTCCGGGTCTGCTTAACTAGGTCAACTGCGTACTTAAACACAGGTTCGATCTCAATGTCGTGCAGTCCCAATTCCTTGGCGATGATACCGCCGGTGATACCAATGGCTATGCCAGCAGACCAGTAGCGTTCGGTGTTCTTGATCTCTGCACGTCTGTCCAGCTTTGCGCTGACTTTACTAAGCAGTTCAACCACAACAGGTAGGTTGGAAGCCACGTGCTTGATAAACGGCTCAACGGCGTGCCCGTAGTTCTGCATCAGTCTACCAAAGTGAGCCTTGGACCAAGACGGATCATCGTATGGATCGGGTAGTACCTCAGCCTCCAGTATGCGCAACAGTTCGGCATCGGGGAATCCTTTGATACTCATCAGAGCGTCTTTGATCCGCCTATTGGAGGAACTTACGACTGGGATCTGCCAAGTGGAGTGGTTCAGGCGTTCTGCGTTGGCCTTGGACTGCAGGCGGTTCTTGCCCTTACCTGACGTGATGTCGTACACAAGGTTCGACATAGCCTTCGGTTCCATATTTGTTAACTCGTCAATGGTTGGAGTCATAGACTGCATGGCGCCGAGTCGCTGTAACCTGTGGTTGTGGGTGTCCTTGTAGGAGAGCAGGAGTTCTTTGGGCCTGCCGTAGATCGAGTTGATGGCATACAGGATGGTTGTCTTGCCTGAACCGCCCTTCTGACTGACCAAGTTGAGCAGGAAGCCATCGAGCATACCGCCGCCCATAAACTTCATCAGGGGGCCACCGAACCCCATAAAGAAAGCAAATGCCCGGTGCTCCATGTGTTCCCGTGCATAGGCGTTGATGATGTCCTTCCACTCATGGAAGTCGCCCTTGGGTTGGAATATGGGCACGAGGGGTAGCGTGGTTGCGGTTGGGGGGCTATAAACGACTGCGCCTGTAGACTGGATCTCACGGTCTCCAACAATAAATGCGCTGTCATCATCCAGCCAGCCAAACTGTTTGCGGGCTATCTCGGACTTGTCCATAGCCTGCAGTTCCTCCACCCACCGGGTCACATACGTCATAAGCATCTCCTGCTTTTTACCGATTACAGCCATGCCTTGCTGTGCAATTGTGTTAATAAACTTCTCTTTAGATAGGACCGCGTTGAGCGGCACGATGAATTCACGCACTCCGTCCTTGGGCAGATGCAGACGCATCAGTAGGGTTTCGCCCTCTTCGGGATCGTGGATACGCTTGACCACGTAGAAGTCATACGGGTAAATAAGTTGATCTTTGTCGTCTTCGATGTTTGGATCTGCCTTGCGGTAGACGCCGCCCACACGTGCCCTAAAGAATGGGAAAGGGTATTGTGGGATTGTGTATGTGACTTCTTCTTTTGTTTCGGCCTCTACCGCAACGACAGTCCGCTCCTCTTCCGTTGCCTCCACTACCTCCCGTCCGATCAGGATGGGTGATGTGATCTTTAGCGTGCAACCCTCGCAACCTTGAGGGTTCAGCTTCTTAAATGTGTCGCAGGTGTAGGGGCCCTTGGTCTCCCCTGCCTTCTTGATTGTTGTCCGCTCCGAGTATTCCGGGTGCTTGTTTGACATCTTGTGGATAGCCGTAGCCGAATCTACGCAATGCTGGGCAATCGACAGGGCGGCACGCCATACGGGTTCTTCGATGGAGGCTTGATTCTGATAGGCGTGTACCAGTTGAGCGCAACCCTCGCCGTTGATGGACTTGAGCATGATGGTCTTGAAGTTGGACTGATAGTTGCCCATCAATGCCAGCGTCATTGGGTCCATCTGCCGCATGAACGGCTTCTTACCAGCGATCTCTAGTAGATCCTCAGCCGGTATAACATCTTTAATTTTGTCAATACCTACCCTGGCGGAGTCCATCAGTATTTTGGTAGGCAGGGGATCGTCCGGGTTCTTGAAGTTCAAGGTATCCGGCATACGCAGTATCCGGGCCGCATCCGCAGTAACAGATGGGTCGGCATCAAGCCCGTGCTTGGTACACAGGGACTTCAAACCCTCGGCAATTGGCTTCCATTCGCTAGTAGGCAGGGCTTCTTCAAGTGCCCAGTACACGTGGATACCACGACCGGAGTTAACGACTGCCGATGGCTTCGGCAGGTTGGTGTCTTTTATAAACTTCTTAAGAGCAGCTAGACCCTCGGCCTGATCTGCATATGGCTTCCCGGCACCGCAGTCGATGTCCAAGAAAAAAGAATTCAGAGCGTCTGAGTTGGGTACTGTACGACCCTCATCCGACTTAAACGAGGCCAGCGCAAAGTAAGCGTCATAGCCTTTGTGTACGAGTGCTTCAGCGTAGTTGTCTACTTCATCTAATGACTCAACGAAAACCTGTTTTATCTTCTTTGTTGCCCCGAGTCCCACCACGCAGTACTTGCCTGTCGTTGGTAAAACTAGAGAGAAAAAGTCTCTCCTAGATAGCATAGCCGTCATCTCTCAATGCGCCGTCTATAAAAAAGGAAGGCAGGGATAGGACGGCGGACTACCCTTTTCGGGTGCCCCCTAGCCTCCTTTAACCGATTAGGTGCTTAGCTTCTGCACCAATTTTTCTATCTTCTCTTTATGCTTGGGACCTACGTTCATCTCGCCTTTAAACCAAAAGTACACGGTCATGCGCGTCACACCCATGAACTGGGCAACGTCATTAGCCGGTATTTCGTTGGCGATGCAGACCCGGGCTAACTTCACCCCCAACTTGTTTTGGTCTGCATCCTCCACCGCTTTGATGAACTTGCTCGTGTAGCCTTTAGACATGGCTCCCCCCTTTAGTCATCCCACTCATCAAGAATTGATGCGAGATCCTTTTTAGGGGCAGGGGCTTCTTCTTTCTTAGCGACACGCTTGGTAGGCTCCTCGATAACTTCCGCTTCTTCAGCCTCTACTACTGGGGCGGCTTTGGCTTTAGGGGCCTCAACAGCCTTCGTTTCAAAAGCGGGAACTTCCGAGTCTACACCATCTGCCTGAGCGACCGTCATAGTAATTGCACGGAGGGCTTCCTCAGATTTACCCTTAACAAGTGCCTTGGTGAACTCGTCATCTTCTAGGTATCTGACAGGCTTGAAGGTCAGCTTGGGGGTAGAACTATTGGTGTCGAAACGTGCTTCCGTAACGACTGCGGTGATGGGTACGCCCTTACTTCCAATCATCTTGGCGTAAGTTTGCAGGGGCCACTTGCCGGGTTCGCCTTCACCAAAGATCGACGTAGCAGCCAGCGACAACTGGTAAACATCTCCACCGATGTCGTTTTCTAGTACCACGGCCAGGCGTTGTGAAAAGCGGCAGGCACGGCTCACACCTTGACCCGAACCCTTGACGTTCTGCGGGCAGTCCGCACAGGTCTTGGATTGTGGGTGCGCGGCCTTGGCATCAGGCACTTCGCCATCAGCAGACCAGCAGTCGGGGGGAGTTGCTACACCCTTCTTGTAAACACCCGCATAGAACGTGCGGGAGACTTTTGGTGCGGCGGCAACAATGACCATGTTCATGGAACGATCTTCGTTGCGGGTAACTTCCTTACCGTTGACCAGCAGACGCCACACACCACCCTCGATGGAGATGCGCTTGGCACCGCCACTACTACCCATAAGGGCACGAGTAGTCTCGTCTACACCGTCAAGCTGACGCAGGTGCGCCGGTAGGTTCTGATTAAGAACGGTTAGTTCACTCATCTTTACTTCCTCCTAGTGATTTTGATAGTGTATTTACTATCTACGTTGAGACCCGGGGGTAACAGGTCGGGGTTCTCGTCAAGGAACGCACGCATGTTCATCTGAGCGATACGTTGCTCAAGCAATCCCAGTGCGTCATGTTCTTTCACGAATTGATGGAATGAGTGCCAATCATTTGTGGAGTACCGCTTGTGGATACCCCGGCTTACCGTGCCAAACTCCGTACGGAAGTTCTCGACACCCATCTCTTTACACATATCGAGCAGTTCACGATCAATCATCTCAAGCTGTTCTTTGAGGCGACCATCTTCTTGCTCGTACTGCTTTAGCAGTTCTTGGCGTTTATCACGAATCTTGATATAAGCCTTGACCAGCTTATCGGCTTTTACTTCCATGTCACACTCCTATGTCAGATTACAACTTATCGTTACAACTAAATATTAGGGGCTTCTCTTTACAATGTCAAGTCTCATCGAGAATATTTTTGTAGAGGTCAATCACCCTTGTATGTACATCAACCTTGGCTTCGAGCATTTGATACATACGCTTCTCAACATGTGACCCCTGTAGATGCACGACCGTACATGGGTTGCGTTGGCCTGCCCGGTGTACCCGAGCGTTGGCCTGAAGGTACGTCTCTACGGACATAACTGGGGACCAGTAGACCACCACGTTCGCGGCGTGCAGAGTGACACCGTGTGATGCGGCCTGAGGCTGGATGACCAGCACCCGAGGGTTGTCCTGCGTTTGGAACTTGTTGAATATTTCGGTGCGCTTGGTAACTGATACGGCTCCGCTGATGATCTCCGAGGTATAGCCACTCTTGGTAAGTTCTTCATGGACGATCTGTATCGCATGTCGATACGGCACAAACACAATGACCTTGTGACTAGCCTCGTCTATAACTTCTTTCAGGGCTTCGAGTCGGTTGGATGCGTCGAACGTGATGACTTCCCCACTATCCGAGTAGACTGCGCCACAAGAAAGTTGCAGGAGTTTGTTTAGGTTAGCGGCGGCATTGACTGTTGTGATCTCTTCGCCAGCCGCCACAGCCATCATGTCCTTGCGGATAGTTTCGTAATACTTCTTTTGCTGTGCGGTCAGGGGTACTTCCCGGGTCACGTACGTCATGTCAGGCAGATCCAAGCATTGCTCTTTGGAGAACCGGATTGCTGGCTGAAGCACCTGATGAATGATCTCTTCGGCGCGTGGACGAGGTACCCACTTGAACTGCGTAATCTTCTGCATCACCTGATCTTTGAACGAACCAAAGAACCGGGGCACACCGCTTGGGTTGATGATCCGTGCCAGTCCGTATGCGTCAGTTGGGGCCTGCGATGCGGGAGTACCGGTCAACATCCACACCCATGTGTCTGGTTTGATAACGGAAGCAAGCACCTTCCATCTGCGTGTCGATACGGTCTTGTATGCGTTTGCTTCGTCGATCACGATCAGGTCAAAGCCACCCTCTAGCACCACGTCCTTGATGATCTCTAGCCCGTCAAAGTTGCAGATCACGTAGTCGGATTGGGTCTGTACGGCCTTGATGCGCTTCTCCCGAGAGTAACTATGCGCCACCGTAACCGTCCGGTGCATGGCGAATTTAAACAGGTCGTTGACCCATGCAGACTGCATGATGGACAGGGGGCACAGCACCAGCACCCGCTTGATAAGCCCCAGCTTGAGTAGATAGTCCGATGCCCAGATGACGCTACCCGTCTTGCCGGTGCCTTGCTCGTTGAAGCAGAACGCACGCCGGTGCAGGGTTAAGAACTCTGCGGTTGTCTTCTGATGGGCAAACGGCTTATGTAGTCCGGGCCAGTCGTAGTGCGCAAGGATGGGGGAGGGTACGTTCTTGATCCGTAGATTCTTGAGTACCTGTGCTTCCTCCAACCCCCACTTCACCAGCACTTCGCCGGTGTCCAGCACCTTGCTTCTTGGTATCACCGTAGTGATACGGTTCGGCTCTTTGACCCTTAGTAGTAGGGCCTTATTTTCTAGTATTTGCACTCTCGCTCCATGACACAAATAGGCTGAGAGCG